AGTCTTGCATTGTTGCCATCATTTACCCCTTACATGAAACCAAGCAAACCGCCAGCCAAAGCACCTGCTTGCGCACCACTTGTACCGCCAAATAATGAACCTAATTGAGCACCGCCTAAAGCACCACCAAGGGCAGATGCCGTAGTGTTCTTATAAAGTGGTGCTGACTGCGTGCCACCACTTGGCTGTAAGCTCAACGCACCCTGAGATATACCAAGTCTCTCTATTCCAATGTTGCGTGCTGCATCAAGTTTTGATTGCTCGTACTGCTGACGCAACGCTTCCTGAGATAGACCTAAGTTCTGAGCCTGAGTGAAACCAGCCTGACGAAGTTGAGCAGACAAGTTACCTGCATTGCGTAGAGCTGCCTCATCAACGAGCGATCTGGTGACTGCTTGGCGTGTACCGCCAAACGCTCCTGCTGCCGTAGCCCTTGCACCTTCAGCAGATATTTGACCTTGGCGCTGACGCTCAATGTCTGCCAAAGAGTTTTGTATTACCTGTTCTTCGTAAGGGTTCATGTATTGCTGAACCATGCCTAAGTTGTACTCAGGGAATGCAGCAAACTGTTTAGGTCCAAGACCCGCAGCCGTTGCTCTGGCATCCGCAAGGTTTTGTAAATATGCAGCCTTCACATCTGGGTCAATGCTAGATGATGATCCAGATGTTGAACTACCGCCTAAAGCCTTAGCAGCACCTAATCCTAAAGCTGCTGCTGATAATGGATTAGCCGTAGCCCAATCTACTGCGCTACCAAGCAAACTACCTCCAGCAGCAGCACCTAATCCAGCAGCAGCAGCGCTAGTTCCAAGACCTGCTCCTATGCCTCCAAGTGCAGCAGTTCCAGCACCTAATCCAAGACCGCCAACGGTTGATCCAGCAAGACCGCTACCTAGAGCAGCCTCACCTGCGCCTATACCTAAAGATGTCCCAATCCCAGCGCCTAAACCTCCAGCAGCAGTAGTTCCAGCACCAGTAAGCCCCAATCCACTAGCGCCAGCAGTTATCCCTGTGCCTGTGGCTGCCGTAGTCCCCATTACATAAGGAGCAGCGTAATAAGCACCAGCAGCAAGTAGTGCCGCCTTACCTATATCGCTTTCTGCTAAATTCTCAATAGCGCCACCAAAGCCACTTGCAGCATCGCTTACGGTATCAATAGCACCTTGACCGATGTCACCGACATCGCTTACTAAATCTTCTACTACTCCACCCATATCAATCTCCCTTGCTACGCGTTAGCGTAAATAAAAGCCTTCGATCCGTCTAATAGTGATATTTGACATTTCTCAGACCAGCCAAATGACTTGGCAAATCTTGCAAGTTTGATGTCATCTTCGCGTATCAGCGCGTAGATAGGCTTTCCAGTTAAATCCTCAATCAGAGCAAAGTCCCTCTGGCATCCCTTCTTAGTTCCAGCCGACCATCTTTTTATGTCGATGTGAAACCACAAAACACCCTTAAAGAACTCCAAATAAAAGGTGTAATCCTCTCGGATACACACAGGTACTTTTCCTGCCCTTAATTCTTGCGTCAATTCTAATTCACCGTTTGCCCATTGCGACAACATCAAATCGGTTCACGCCTACACGCCAGTCCTCTAGAACTGCCCCCGTGTACCTGACCTTGACCTGTCTACCAGCAAAACGCACATCTGTTGGTTGAGCTGCTGGGTACGGTCCATAAGTCGTCTCAGTCGCCATCGGGTACATACGAGTCTTAAAGGACACGACGACCTCACCTAGCGTTTGCTCATCAGGAATCACCCGACGCACAGACACGATGTTGTCACCGTTACCAATCTCGAAAGGACCAGACTCCACAAATGGCACAGCACCGTCGTACGCATAGCCGACTTCGTGCTCATAGATGTATCCATCTGACGAAATCATCAAAGGATTAGTGAAGACACCCCGATCAGTTCCAGCAGTACGAGCCAAACTACCAATAGCCCAATGACTTTCGCGGTAGTTGTAGACGACATAGGAGTCATTCTCATTAGACGCTGCCGATGGATAGAACCAGATGATCTCGCCATACTTTGAGTTGTGTACTGCATAGACCTTAGAAGACTGGTTGTAGTTGATGTTTTGGAAGATGTAGTCGCCAACATCTGACACCAAGGGCTTGACATAGCCGTCGTATACCCAGAAGCCTGACTTAGACATCCAAATGGCTGCCGTGTCAATGGCTGCTACTGCCTGTGAGCTGATCACGCCACAGCCTGATCCAGCCTTCTCAAAGGAGTAGACATAAGGCAGACCAATGTATGTAGCAGCGTGTACATCCACATCGGTAAAGATTAGATTGATACCCCTGACGCGCTTACCGCATTTAATAGAACCGACAGAGTTAATCTCAAAGTCACCAGCCTGATTGGTAGCCGATGGTGTCCAGACGGTGTTGTTTTCTTGATCACACCAAGATACCTTGCGTGGATTTCCTGACGCACCAAGGGCAAAGACAAATCTTTCTGCTGTCGTCATCACAGCTTCGCAGCTTGTTGGCGCATTAGTTATCGCCACCGCCTTTGTTGGAGTGGTAAAGCCTAGTTGCCACTCAAGGAGCTGACCGTCAGCGTTTGAGCACGCCACCAGATACTCGCCCCAAGAGTCCATTGACCAAGTAGTCGCTGGAATTATCCCGCCCAAGTCTGGACGCGCCACACCGTAGGCATAACTTCCATAATCGCCATAACCGTAGCCAGTCTTTAGCGTTGCGTCTGTAATACCGTTTGTAAAGGTTGTGGGCGTGATGTCCTTGAGAGTGCCAGCCTCATTCATTGCATAGAGCTTAGTAGGAGTGCCAGCAGCGATAAAACGCGCATCGGAGTTAGTACGCCATGTCAGCATTCCACGGGATACGCCAGTCATTTGACTGGTTGAGCGCTTACGCCACCCACCCCAAGGTCTCAGCGTGTTCTCAAACCATCTGACTAAGTTGGAGTCAAACCAGCGCCCCGCAGACTGGTACTCAGTACCGTTACGGTAGATTCCTGCTGGGATTTTGATTGGTACGAGTGCCATAGGGTCTAATTATGCTTCCGTTGAGAGGTTTGACACAAACGATACCGTTGCAATGACAGAAGGTACGGCTGGTCTGGTTGGCGTGGAGCTGGTTGCAAAGTGCTCAATGCTGACGCTAGTGCTTGTTGGTCTCCACATAATCTCTACATAGTCGTTAGCCGCCAAACTGACAAAGAAGTTAAGAGCGGCAATTAAGTGAGACGGGTCACCTGCTGATTTTCTTTGTGATAGGTGAAACCTGCTATTTGAATTGTCAATGTTTGTGCCGTTCTTTTTAAACCAAATATCCACATCCTGACCGTCATTAGTGGTGTTCTTGAACTGCACGCTGAACTGAATGTTATAAATTCCAGCCTGAGACACATTAAGCCTTGACGAGTTAGACAAGGTTACGCCATTGTTGAAGTCTGTCGTATCAAATGTGATGGCATAGGCAGTCGTCGTATTGGCTGCCGTCTGGTCTGTGCCGTCTTGGAATGCCCCGTAAGGGTTGTTTAGAAACCTACCACCCCGTGGTGACGCAATGGATTGCAAGGCATTTGTCAACTTCAAGAAGAAGGTACGCAACGCACCATTCGTCTGCGCAACAGTCAGACGGTCATACCTTTCCTGCGGATTAGGCAGGTCTGGTACGGCAGGGGTCTGGAGCTGCTGGTAAAGATTCGTCATACAGCCTTGTTGTATTCTTCTTGCGTAAGTATGCCAATGGCGTACTTGTTCTGTGGTCTGAAGATGGTGAGCTTTTGCTGACGCATCTCAGGTGCAAAAGAGATGTGAGTCCAGCCCTTATCGCCAAACTCATAGATCATCTGGTCAAACTTGATATTTGATTTCTCAATAGCCTTACAGACTTGTAGCGGAGTACCAAATCCTTTGCATACAAAGTCAATAGCCCAGCCGTCCATGTGACTCGATACCTTGCTACCGCCAACGGCAACATTCACTTCTGGAAGTCGTATCCATGAATTGACATTGATGGGACTTGCAAGCAATTCTCTGATCTTCTCCATACCAATGGCAGCAACCTTCATGTTCTCCAGTTGCTGTGCATTTGGCTGGTTACTGATGCCAAGCCTTGTGGCGGTATCGGAGTGCGTTGCCTCTTCAAGACTGAAGTGATCGGATAAGTTCATTTGTTAGCCTTCATGTCCATGATCTTCTCTAGCGTTCTGCCACCAAAGTAAAAAGACATTATCAACATTCCCCATTGACCAAGCAATTCAACATAATTGTTGTTCACTTCAATATCCCAAGCAGACATCAGCGCAAAGGTTGTGTATGTAATAAGGATAAATACCAAAGTCATTGGGCGTATGTTCTTGGACAGCCAAGAGTCAGATGCCATGTCTGCCTTGAGTCGTTCTGTCAACTCATGTGACTCGGCAACATCTGCATTGAGTTTTGCCAACTCACCGTTTTGCTGCATCTCTAGCAACTTGAGTTTGGCTTGTTCAGCTTGAGCTGGATCAGGAAATACCTTGTCTAGTATCTTCCCACCAATGTCTATGAGTGCGCCAATAGGTATCATTATTTATTTCTCCAACAAATCTGAAGTTCTTTCTTGTAGTAATTAGCCCTCTTATCGTGCTCGCGCACAAACCAAGACGCAATCACAATGATGGCAGCCACCAAGAGTAGAGTTACA